GGTCTGGTCGGCATCGGGACTACGATTCCTAATGAGGCTCTTGATGTCAGAGGTAATGTTATTGTTACAGGATTCACGAGTTCAACCACAGCACAAATTGGTGTCTTAACCGTTACCACATTTGCACCAAATCAAATTGTTGGTGCAGGTCTGAGTGTGTTTAGTGGAATCGTAACTGCACAGGGAGCAGGTATTTTAACATACTTTGGTGATGCTAGAAATTTATCAGGTATGCCAACTTCGCAATGGGAAGATAAAGATGTAGGATTAGGATTCACTAGCATATACAATACAGGAGGAAATGTGGGTGTGGGGACCGAAGATCCCCGTTCGACCTTCCAAGTTGGTAACAACGCTGATGCTGGAGAAAAAGGTGTAGGTATTAGTTCAGTCGGTAATATAAATGCAACTGGTATTGTAACAGCATCAAGTTTCGTAGGTAACGTAACAGGTGATGTCACAGGAAGAATTACTGGTGATTTAGTTGGTAATATTAATTCAGCAGGTGTATCTACAGCAGTTACACTAGATGTAAATGGCGATTTAGATGTAGATGGACACGCAAATATTGATAATTTAAGTGTTGCTGGTGTATCAACATTTACAGGACTGATTGATGGTAATGGTGGTGCAAATATTGATAATGTTCAGATTGGTGTCACAAACGACAACGAGATTGATACATCAACAGGTAATCTAACGATTGATTCTGCTGGTGGAACAGTTACAGTTGATGATCAGTTTGCAGTCACAGGGGTATCTACATTTACGGGATTAGCAGACTTCAATGGTGGTGCAACAGTTGACAATGTGCAAATCGGTGTCACAGGTAATAATGAAATTGATACTTCAACTGGAAATCTAACAATTGATTCTGCTGGTGGTACAGTTACAGTTGATGATCAATTTGGAGTGTCAGGGATTGCAACATTTAGTAATGATGTTGCTGTTGCTGGTCTAACCACTACTAAAAATTTACAAGTTACTGGAACTGCAACATTTAATGGAGCGATAGCAGCTTCATCGGTTGAAGTTCCAAACGTTGCAATTACAACAAAACTTGGAGTTGGTACAACTGAAACACCTGTAAGTGATATTCAGGTTAGAAAAACTAGTCTTGCAGAAGTTCAGATTACCAGTACAGAGAGTGTTGCACAATTAAATCTTGGTAAAGAAGTTGGCACAGGTAAATCAAATACAGGTCAAGTAAGATTTGGTGGTGGTGCAGGTGCACCTTATAGTGCATCAGGTACTGCATTAGATATTATCAACTATGATACAGGTAACTTTAATTATCATATAAGTGGTAATAACGCTGGTGGAGTTCAAGGTGATTTCCATTGGCATAAGGGTATCAACTCTGCTACATTAATGACTCTTACTGGTATTGGTGGTTCGTTAGGTATAGGAATTACACAACCACAAACTAACTTTGATGTTGAAGGTGCTGGACAATTTAGTGGTAACTTGACTGTTGGAAATAACCTTACAGTTGGTGGTGCATTGATTGGAAATGTTCAGGGAACATTGACAGGTAATGTTGCTGGAACACTTGCTGGTAATACAAATACAGCGGTTGGTATATCAACATTAAACAACTTAACTGTGTCAGGGATTGCAACACTATCTGAAGCTAATGTTACAGCGATTGGTATTGGAACTAATCCTGATGCAGCGAAACCAGTTAGAATTAATGACGCTGTAAATGAGAGACTTTTTGTTTCTGCTACAGGTTCAGTTGGAATTCAGACATCGACTATTTTACCAGGTATTGGTATTAACGCATCACAAACAACGTTATCTGTTGGTGCAATTGGTGTGGGTGTAACAATTGTTCATAAAGCAGCAGATTTCTCAAATGCTGGATTATCAACAAATAGAATGTTAGTGCTACCAAAGGTTAATGGTGTTGGTGGTTTGCAAAATCCTGTTTCTGGTGCGATAGTTTATAATACAGCAACTAATAGAGTTATGTTCTATAACGGTAGTTCTTGGGGTAATATTTAATGGCGATTAAAGGTTCTGGAAGTTCATTATCATTTTCTGAAATAGAAGCAGAGTTTGGCACTAATAGTGGGAGAACATTAGGTGGGTATCGCATAACACAGAACGTTGGTTCTTTGTCTAATTTACCACTTGATAGTGGTATTCCCACCTCTGGACAGATAAAATTTAGTGATTTTTATTCAAAAAGATTAAATGTCGTTGTTGATTGTCATACAGGTGGACAACAAAACAGAATCGTTGCAAAAAATGATAAGTGGAATAATAATAATGTAACCGTAATTGGTGGTTTTAGAGGTAAAAAAGAGGGTGGAAGTAAAATAATAATCAACGTAAATAAAAGAATTTGTGGAGACAAGAATAATGTCACAAATTGTGCATTGAGAACAGGTAGTTGGGATGGTTCGGCAACTGTTCAAGTTGATGTTGGGTCAAGTGGTAGAATTATTGGTGGTGGTGGCGATGGTGGTAATGGGCAACAAGGAATTGGTGGTGGACTATCAGGTGGTGGAAGTGGCACAAGTGGATTGGGAATCGAAGTTAATAATGTGACTGTAAACGTTGCGGGTGGTGGACTCATCCAAGCAGGATTTGGAGGAGGCGGTGGCGGTGGCGGTGGTCGCCAAGTTGATAAAGGAGAAGACAGACGAGCCTCTGGTGGTGGAGGTGGTGGTGGAGCAGGTTGCCCACCTGGTTCAGGAGGACAGGGTGGAACTGTTGGTGCTGGTGGTGGCAATGGAGCTGCTGGCACAGAAACTACTGGTGGATCTGGTGGTGGCGGTGGTAACAACGCTAACCAAGCAGGTGGACAGTCTGGTGGTTCTGGTGGTCAAGCATCAGGAGGTCCTGGTGCAGCTCAAGGTGGAGCAGGTCAAAACGGTGCTGCCATAAGGAGAAACTCTGGTTTTAACGTAACTATTAATAATAGTGGTACTATAGGTGGTGCTACAAACGCTACAGGAGTCTCATAACTTTACAAACTAGATTTTTATGCTATAATAAAGTATCTGTATTTGATACATGACAACTGAATTCGATTTAATTAGAAGATATAGAGGTGCATTTTCAATTGATGAGTGTAAACAATTGATTGAATATGTTGATACATTTGAGAAAAATAATATTTTAGTATATGATACTGACAAATTAACAGAAGTAGATAATAAAACAATTAACATTGCAAGTTATGATTTCCCTGCATACAGTAGAATATCAAAAGATATTTTAGTTAATTTCAAACCATGTGTTGATGAATATATCCAATCTGTAAATATCTTATCATCGTATAAATTTTTATTGTACGACATCAAGATTAAAAAAATTCCTATAGGTGGTGGTTTTCATTCGTGGCATTTTGAGAATGGTTCGATACCCTACACTCAGAGGAAATTTGTAGTTCAATTATATTTAAACGATGATTTTGAAGGTGGTGAAACAGAATTTTTATACCAGAATCGTAGGGAATTACCTAAACAAGGTGATGTATTAATTTTCCCTGCGGGTTATACGCATACTCATCGAGGTAATCCACCAATCGGTGGTACAAAGTATATTGTAACATCTTGGGGTATTGATCAATCTTATGACTGATTTAAATGTAAACATAATAGATGATTTTTTCTCAAACGAGATTCATAAGGAGGTTTATGATAAATTAATTACAAAATCTCAGTGGAGTTTTACTGGAGGCAATGAGTCAAACCCATTTTGGCATATTGATAAACTAGAAAACGAAAATTATTTTAACGATTATCTCTTAAATATCATACGTCAAAAAACTGGAATAGATAATAATTATATACCTGCCAGAATATATGTTAATGGTCAAACCGCAGGTCAATGTGGTTATCCTCATTCAGATGATGGACATTTAACATTTTTATATTTTCCAAACCTTGAATGGAATATAGATTGGCAAGGACATTTATTGTTTATTAATAGAACAAGTCCAACGTTTGGTTCAAAGGATTGGGATGACTGGAAATTTATTCCTGATCAATCAGATGAAATATCGCAGACTATATCTTATAAACCAAATCGAGCAGTATTTTTCCCTGCACACATTGTTCACTATGCTGATGCACCGCATAGATTATTTAATTGGTTAAGAATGTCTTTAGCTTATAAATTTGATAAATTATGAATCGAAAAGTTGAATTAATAAACATAGCGAGAATTGATTTACTAAAAGGTAAAACAAATGTAGATATAAATGCACTTGGAAAAATCCTTTTAGATAATTATGATACTAAGTTTGATAAGCAAGATTTGAGTTTTTACTATGAGGACTCATATTGCCCTGCGAACAAGTATGTTGATTTAATAATCGAAGAAATGCAGACAGATTTTTATGCTGCAACTCAAGAGAAAATTGAACCGACTAATTTTTGGGGACATATACATGAAAAGAATATGAGTACTACACTACATAATCATGATAAGGCATATGTCTCTGCGGTTGTTTACTTGAAAATACCAGAGGGATCTGGTAAATTAGTTTTCATTCCCAGAATAAATCAATATGATAACGGTGCTTATGCAACAGATGTACAACCAGAAGAAGGTGTGTACTACATATTTCCTGGTTATCTAGATCATTGTGTAACTAGAAATATGTCAGAGGAGAAAAGGATTTCATTGTCGTTCAATTTTAAAAAATTATGAGAGTTATTATTAAAATTTTAGAATACTTACCTGAGAGGGATGGTGTTATTTTCAGGTCTTGTAGATTAAATTCACATAAACCAATTGATGAGTATCCAGAGAAAGTAGTTGATTGTCATGATTTAAATAAGAATGATACAGAGGATTTTATACAAAGTTTAGTTGATAAAGTATCGGAGGATAGAATAAACGAACAAGATGAAGATGAGGGTATTCTGGATGAAAATATACCAATACAACCAACTGGTGAACTAGATTTTGATAATATAATTGGAAAGATATTTCAAGCAAGACCCACAATTAGAGCAAGCAGACGTTTAAAAATGAGGAGAATAGAATTATGAAGAGGTATCATAGATATTTTAGAAAATGTGAGGAGTTTAATATATGTTCTGAAGTTGGTGATGCTAATGTTGTTGCACTTGAGGAAGCAAAGGATAGATATACTTTATATCATATCGTTGTAAAGGGTTCTGGTCGAGTGGCAAAAACCTTTGATAGTGATTATATGGTCGGAGATATTAATGGAGTGTATTTTTCAGACGTAAAGAAATTTTTAGGATTTGATACAGTATTTGAATCATTTGAGCCAGTTCAAGTATATGGTTTTAACACTCAAGATTTGAAACAAGATTGGAATGGAAGATTAGTTAAGGAGTCATTTGATGGGGATGATAAAAGTTGGTTAATATGTTTCAAAGGCAATCCTGTTATCAATGGAAAAAAAATGAGTGTGATGGACTATGCCAAACTAGAAAACAAACATTATGACGTAAATCTAAATAATGCAATAGTTGGTGTATTCACAAAATTATAATGCTTAAAATTACAGACAACGTAACTAGAATTGAAAAAGAGGTTCAAGATGGTGATTTTAATTTAAATTTAAAAGATCATATATTACATCTACCATCTTTTATAAATCCTGATGTCTGTCAAGATGTGGTGAAAAATTTAAAAAATACAGGACTTGATAAATCCACACCATATACTGATGGATTATTAAATGACCACACAGATTCTTACTTTGATCCTGACATTCCCTCTATTACAGATATAAAAAATAAAGTAAGTAATGAAGCTTTAGATTTATATGCAGAAAAAGTAAGAGGATATAATTGGTCTTACCATAATTCAGATAAATTTTTTGCATCTGAAATGATAGTCAGAAGATATAATGACAAATCAGAATTTAATTATCATTACGATGATATAGTTGGAGAAATATTCCCACAATGGTTTATTAGAAGGAAGAACATATTAACTTGTAATGTGTACCTAAATGATAACGATGAATATGAAGGTGGTGATTTACATTTTGCATCTTGTAATCTTACATTAAAACCAAAGATAGGTGACGTTGTAATTTCACCATCAAACTGGATGTTTTTTCATAAAGTAAATGAAATTACATCAGGTGTAAGATACTCAGGCACTTATTGGTATTATTATGGGTCAGAGAAAAAGGTAGGAAAACGTGCTAGTCATGATAAGAATTTTTTAAAATGATTAGATATACGATGTTTGAGACACAAATATCAGAGGGACATCATACATCCTGTCATTTTTGTTTTGATAAGTTTGATGAATCACTTGACAGAGGACTAGATTTATCAAAATATGAATTATCAATTACAGACCCTAGAACACATTTTCACGTTCATTATTTAAATCGTGACGATGATTATATTGAAAAAAAGGTTCTAGATGCCTATGATATTAATGTAGACTTTCCTGTTATATTTTTTGGTAGAGATTTACCTTATCGAGATGGATTTAGATGTGCATATCATCTAAGCACCTTAAAAAAATTAAAATCACCTTTTGTTAGGGATGTTGTAAAGACAATAAAATTATTTAAAGGTAATTTTATTGATATAATACTTGCAAGTGATTTTACACAAGATGGTATTATAAAAGATAATCATATAAACATTGAAATTATACCATATATGAAAAATCATACTGAGATTGGTAAAATATTAGAAAAAAATTTTGAGTTGCCTAAACTAGATTATTTTAAGGATAGTTTTGATGATTATGAGGACAAAGATTTTGCGTGGCATATAAAGATAAAGTTATTTCGATATTCAAAAAAACCAATAGTTAAATTTTACAAGACATATCCTAATAACCCATACCTAAACTATAAACATTATGATAAGTAAAACTGATTTAAAAACCTTATATGAGTGGGCAAAACACAAGGATTTTCCTATTAAAAAAACTTCTGTTTATCCACAGTCAATTTACAAAAAAAGTTCAAGTGGATATTATAAAAAGTCTTATGGAACTGACAAAATTCATTCGTATTCAAATAAAGAAATATATAGTTTTCCTCTTAAATTTGGTCGTAAAAAACCAATTATTCGTGAGAGTTTGATTCCATCAAAAATTATTGATATTTTAAAGAATGAGGAGATATTATATACTGTTATTTCCGTATTTCAGAGTGAAACTTTCTTAAAACCACATCGTGACCCACACATATATCAATTCCCATACAAAAGAATACAAATACCATTGCAAATACCAGAAAAAAATAAATGTTATATGGAATGGACTGATACAAAGGCTAGTGTGATAAATTGGGAAGAAGGTGTGCCACAAGTTTGTGATGTTATGAACTACACTCATCAGGCATACAATAAAACAGATAAAGAAATGGTTATAATGATGATAGATGTAAAAATGGATACTGTTGTTGAAATATGAGTTATAAACCACCGTACTGGTATCACGATAATATTGAATTCTGTTATAAAGAGATAAAAAGATTAAAATTTGAATTAGATGCTATTGGTTCTGAAAAATATGCGAAGAATAAAGAGCATATTAGCACCTATTTTTTATCAGAGAATCAAAGACCTGATAAAAGTTATAATAATATTTACGCTCTGATTGTTGAAGATATAACAAAAAATGTTGGTATTTTTTATAAAACAAAATATCAATATACCTACTGGTCACAACTTTATGATAAGGATATGACGCATAAACCACACCATCACGCTCATATTGATAGAAAGATGGGTTCAGAAATATCTTGGGTGCATTTTTTAGATGTACCCGAACAAAAGTGCTTTAGATTTACAGATACGAAGGGTAATATATTTGTACCTGATGAACAAAAAAGAGGAGATATAATTTGTTTCCCATCTTGGTTATGGCACGAAGTTTTACCAAATGAGACAGATAAGAGAAGAATTGTGGTATCGGGGAATATAACCATAACACACTATGACGATTAACTAACTGCCATAACCCCCTGCACAGGGGATATTTTTATGCTATGATAGGTACATCTAAAGAATACAAATGCAATTAAGACCCCATCAAGAGCAAGCACTACAGGCAATGACCGACAATGATAAAGGACAGGTCATTGTTCCTACAGGTGGTGGTAAGACCATTTGTATGATTATGGATACTATCAAGCAATATACTCTACATCAACACGCACTTGGTATATCTCAGACATTCGTTGTGGTTGCACCTCGCATACTTCTTGCAGAGCAACTATGCAAAGAGTTTATGGAAATGATAAACGAACAGGACGATGTTACACCTATGCACGTTCATAGTGGTAAAGTCAAGGGTATGTTCAGTACAACTAATCCATTCCAGATACAGCAGTTTGTTGAGACAACTACAGGTAATAGACTTATATTTACAACATATCATTCATTACACAGAATACAGGAAAGTGGTATCAATGTTGATACTATCTACTTTGATGAAGCACACAACTCAGTACAGAAAAACTTTTACCCTGCGACTGATTACTTCTCTCAGTATGCACATCGTTGTTTCTTCTTTACTGCAACACCAAAACATAGTCGCACACCTTTCAAAGCTGGTATGAATGATGTTGATGTATATGGTTCAGTTATATGTCAAATCCCTGCACCTAAGTTAGTCAAGCAAGGATATATTCTACCACCTAAAGTCAAGGTGTATCGTTCAAGAATTCTAAAGAAAGATGAGTTGGTTGCAGACAGAGACAATGAACAAATGATTGGTGCAATTGATAATCTTGATAAGGACAAAGTATTGATATGTGCAAAGTCAACCAGACAGATTGTAAGTCTTATTTCTCAAACTGATTTCGTACAACAGTTGGCGATTCGTGGTTACTCTTATATGTTTATTACTGCAAAGACAGGTGCGATGATTGATGGAGAGAAGGTCGATAGAGAGACTTTCTTTGATACCCTAAATCAATGGGGTAGAATGAACAAAAAGTTTGTTGTATTGCATCATAGCATACTCTCAGAGGGTATCAATGTCAATGGTCTTGAAGCAGTATTGTTTATGCGTTCAATGGATTATATTGGTATCAGTCAGACTATTGGTAGAGTCATTCGCAAGGGCGATGCAGACAAAATATTTGGTCTTGTATGTGTACCAGTATATTCAAATGTTGGTATTACTACCGCAAGAAAGGTTGAAGCAGTAGTCGATACTATCTTCAACAAAGGTCAAGCAGCAACTACAGTTATTACAAGATGAGTACAATTAGTTTAGTCACAGGAGGGTTTGACCCTCTACATAGTGGTCACATCGAATATTTTATTAGTGCAAAGGAGTTAAACCCAAGTGTACCTTTGTGTGTAGGTCTTAATTCTGATGAGTGGTTAAAACGTAAAAAAGGAAAATATTTCCTACCTTTGAGAGAGAGAAGAATAATAGTTAGAGAACTTAAACCAGTTGATTTGACAATTGTATTTGATGATGCTGACAATACTGCTAACAATGCTATCACAAAATGTTTACAAATGTACGATAAAGTGATATTCTGTAATGGAGGAGATAGAGGGGATGGCAATGTACCTGAGTGTGAGAAATTTAAAGATAATGATAAGGTTATCTTTGAGTGGGCGGTTGGTGGCGATGATAAGATGAATAGTAGTTCTTGGATTTTAAAACAATACTTAGAAAGATGAGAGATACAGTTTTATTTGGAGATTGCAGACAAACTCTTAAAGAGTTTGATGAACAGGCAAGAATGTGTGTCACATCCCCACCATACTACGGACTGCGTGATTATGGAGGAGAAGACAATCAGATAGGTCAAGAACAAACACCAGATGATTTTATTGACCAATTAGTAAACGTATTTAAGGAGGTGCGAAATGTGCTTACAGATGATGGAACTTGTTGGGTTAATCTTGGGGATAGTTACTATAATTACAGACCTGGAAAAGGACAAGGACTACCAAAACAAAGTGTCGCAAGTACTAAACAAGACTTACCAGATTTGTGTCCTCGCAGAGGAAATCGAATCGAAGGACTCAAAGAAAAAGACCTTATTGGAATCCCATGGCTCTTCGCTTTCGCAATGAGAAATGATGGATGGTATCTACGTCAGGATATTATATGGCATAAACCAAATCCAATGCCCGAAAGTGTAAGAGACAGATGCACCAAAGCACACGAATACATCTTCCTATTCAGTAAAAACAAAAGGTATTATTATGACAATGAAGCAATCAAAGAACCCGCAAAAGATTGGGGAACAAGAGATAGAACCAATGGAAAATACCACAACGAAGGAACGGGACTTTCACCACATACGGGACTTACTAAAAGTTATCCAACAAAGAATAAACGAAGTGTCTGGTCAGTAACAAATAAACCATATCGTGAAGCACACTTCGCAACATATCCACCTGACTTGATTGAACCCTGTATTAAAGCAGGGAGTGAGATAGGAGACATAGTATTAGACCCATTTATGGGTAGTGGAACTACTGCTATGGTTGCAAAGTCACTAGGTAGAGATTACATAGGATGTGAACTTCACGAAGACTATGGTAATCTAATTGATAAAAGAATCAATGATTATCAACCAGTTAAAGAAGTGGCACAAGAACCCACCATAAACATCTTAGATATTATATAATAATAGTAGTTACAAAGAAACAATGAAGTGTAAAGTACAACTCTATGTCGCAGGTCAGACATTCAATGAGATTGTCAGGGCAGTTGACTATCAGGAAGCAAGACAAGTTGCTCTCGCAAGAAACCCTAACGCTACAATCGTAAGTGTTACCGCAGTATTCTAATGGGTGTTAATTACCAAAATTATTATCCTACTACATTTCCATCATTATTAGATGCCAAAGTTGGACAACCAACTGGTTGGGTATCTAAGAATGGGATGTGGGCAGCTGTGCCATCCAACGGTAGAAAGTTTGCTATCGTTCACAATGGCGAAGTAGTACACTTTGCAAAGAATTTTGAGTGTGCTATGACATACATAAAAAGAGAATCTAAAAAGAAAAAAAATCAATGACCGAACAAGAAAAATGGGATAGGGGTAGAAGTCTTTTATTAGAGTCTTTATACAAACCCGATAGTAAACTTCGTGGTTGTGCATACAATCAAGAGTGTTACGATGAAATGATTTCAATTCGTGATGAGGTCATAGATTATGTTTGTAAATTAGAGAATCCTCACTCAAATAAACCTCTAACTAAGTGGAGATAATGCGAATAGGAGTCATGTGTTCTGGTAACGGAACTAACTTTGAAAATATTGTTCGCTCCTGTAGGGATGATGAAGTTGTATTGATGATATACAACAAAAAAAATTGTGGTGCAAAGAAAAGAGCATCTAAGTTAGGTATTCCAAATGTTTGTATCAAAAGTGCAAACGAAGATGACATCATCAAACTATTTGAAACTTATGAAGTTGACCTTATTGTATTAGCAGGGTGGATGCGTATTGTATCCCCAAAACTTATTAATTCTTTCCCAAGAAGAATTATAAATTTACATCCGTCATTATTACCAAAATATAAAGGATTACACGCTATTGAGCAAGCGTTTTATAGCGGAGATAAAATAACAGGATGTACAGTTCATTACGTCACAGAGGAGTTAGACTCAGGAGAAATCATATTACAAGAAGAAGTGCCTATACTTGCAAACGACACTATAGAAACTCTTACAAAGGCAGTTCAGAGAAGAGAATATTATGTGTTACCACAGGCAATACAAAAATTTAAAGAGACAACTTTATGTGTGTTAAAAGATAATGATTAAAGTAATAAGAGGTGCAATTTCACAAGAAACTTGTGAATTATTATCACTCAATATGAATTTACTTTCTCATACTTTAGGACACCCTAAAGATGATTTGGTAGAAAATTCTACAGGATATTATGCACCAATATTTTTAGAAAGTTTACTTGTATATTTACAACCACTTATTGAGAAAACTGTTTCTAAAAAACTATATCCAACATATAGCTATGGTAGGATATATTACAGAGATAATGAATTAAAAAAACATAAGGATAGAGGAGCGAGTGAATATGGTGTGTCTTGTTGTATATACAAAGAAATAGATTACCCTTTATTTTTTGAAGATTTCGGAAAAATAATTCCTTATGAATTAGATGTAGGAGATATTGTTGTATATGAAGGTATGAAATATAATCATTGGAGAGAACCATATAAAGGTAACAAACACACACAGGTTTTTTTGATGTATGTTGATGTAAATGGACAATACTCCGATTGGAAATATGATAAGAGGGAGGGTATTGCACATGAATCTTCCAATAATAAATTAGATAATTCAATTTCTAATTTTTTCATCGGTAAATAATGAAGCATACATAAAGAAAATAAATATATCAGATGAGTTTTTCTTATGCTTTCAACCCAATACAGATTAAGACTAG